ATTAACATTGGCAAATAGATTATATGATGCTAATTATTATGTGTTAAATTCAGATTTTAAGGTTTATATTTGTATAGATAACGGTTCTTCAGGAGATAATGTTTTGGGTAATATATCTCAAGATGAACCTACATTCACTGATTTAGAACCATCAAAAGCAGGTACCAGTGGTGATGGGTATGTTTGGAAGTATTTGTTTACAGTATCACCAAGTGATATTATAAAATTTGATTCTACAGAGTTTATCACTGTTCCAAATAATTGGTTAACAAGCACCGATGCTCAAATCAGATCAGTAAGAGAAAATGGCAATTCTGATGTTAACTTAAATCAAATAAAACATGTTTATATTGAAAATAGTGGTACTGGATATGCTAATGGATTAGCACAAGAAGTTGATATTCTTGGTGATGGAACGGGAGCAAAGGCAAGAGTTGATGTGGTTAATGGTAAAATTACCGATGTTAAGGTAAGTGCAGGTGGAAAGGGGTATAGTTATGCTATTGTAGACTTAGGAACTCTTAATAGTAATGTCAGTGCAACAGGCAGAGCAAAATTAATTCCAATCATTCCACCAGGTCTGGGACATGGTTCAGATGTTTACTCTGAGTTAGGAACCGATAAGGTTATCATATATGCTAGATTTGACGATTCAACAAAGGATTTCCCAATAGATACTAAATTTGCACAGGTTGGTATTGTAAAAAATCCAACTAAAGTTGGCACTGATGTCTTGTATACTGATACAACTTATTCATCACTAGAGGCATTTAAGTTCTCAACAGTCACTGGAACTCCTCAAGTTGGAGAAGAGATAAGTCAACTTCTTACTATTTCACCAAACAATGGTAAAGTAGCAACTGGATTTATAGGTTCATATGATAAAGAAACTAAGGTATTAAAATACTTTAGAGATCGTTCTTTACATTTTAATAAAACCAGTTATGACCAAACAGATTATACTGGTATTTCAACTATTGGAAGAATTTATCAATTTGAAGCAGCAAACACTGCAAATAATATTGAAGGTAAATCATCTGGTTTCTCAGGTTCAATCGATGTGTCTTTCTCAGGGGGAACTGATAATCCAACTGGTAACAAATTAATTAATTTAGGAGTTAATTTTAATGCAGGGTTATCTGAATCTGAGATAAATAAAGGGTCAGGAGAAATAGTCTACTTAGACAATAGACCTGAAATCGTGAGAAACTCTCGTCAAAAGGAAGACATTAAAATCATACTCGAATTCTAACAATGCCACAAAAGACTAATTTAAATATCAATCCATATTATGATGATTTTGATCAGGCGAAAAATTTCTACAAGATTTTATTTCGACCAGGTCATCCAGTTCAAGCAAGAGAATTAACTGGATTACAATCTATTTTACAAAATCAAGTTGAATCCTTTGGAAAACATATATTCAAGGAAGGTTCGATGGTCATTCCAGGTGGCGTGGAATATGATGCATCGTATTTTTCTGTAAAAGTTAATCCAAATCATTTAGGAATTGATGTATCAGTATATCTAAATGAATTGATAGCGAATAACGGTGGAAAAGGAACAAGAGTAAGAGGTCAAAGTTCAGGAATAGTTGGAACTATTAAAAATTTTATATTACCTCCTACAGAGGGTGTTGATGAAATAACAGTATTCATAAAATACAACCAGTCGGGGACAAGTGGAGAGAGTATTGCTCTTCCTGATAATGAGGTATTAATTCTAGAGGAGACTCTTACTTATGGTAATACAACATTAAATATCAATGATACAGTTTTAAGTTTAGTATCTGAAAATGCTTCAGCAACTGGTTCTGCCTTTGGTGTGAGTAAAGGTGTGTATTTTGTAAGAGGAGTATTTGTCGATGTTCCTACATCACTTATTATTTTAGAACCTTATAATAATAAACCATCTTACAGAGTTGGATTTGAAGTTATTGAGGAAGTTGTAAATGCTGGTGATGATGATTCATTATATGATAATGCAAAGGGATTTACAAACTTTGCTGCACCAGGTGCTGATAGATTTAAAATAACAGTCAAATTATCAAAAAAATCACTACAAGATTTTAACGATACTAATTTTGTAGAACTATTCAGAATTAGAGATGGTGAGACTAAAAAATTACAAAATAAATCTGTATATTCTGAAATTAAAAAATATTTTGCAAAAAGAACATTTGATGAATCTGGTGATTATTCAGTTGAACCATTTCGAGTAAATACACAAAATTCATTAAATGATGAAATAAATTCAAGAGGATTATATACTTCTGATGTATTAACAGATCAAGGAAATACGCCATCTGAAGATTTAATGTGCGTAAAACTCTCTCCAGGTAAGGCTTACGTAAGAGGATTTGATGTTTACTTACCAGGTACAACTGTTGTAGATGTAAAAAAACCAAGAGATACAAAATCAATTGGAGCAACATCTATCCCATTTAGAATGGGACAAAATCTTAAGGTTAATAATGTATTTGGTACACCATATATTAGTTTAGGTGGAACAAATAATAATACTATTGCATTATATAATCAAAGAAGTACAAATCCTAATTCAACAACAGATAGAGGAATTAAAATAGGAGAGGCAAGAGTATATTCATATGGTGCATCAGACGCTTCATATACAGGTGGTTCAACACAATTTGATTTACATTTATTTGATGTACAGACATATACAATATTAAAAGTAACAGATGAAAGTCAAACAGGTTCAGGAACTAGGGTAAGAGGAAAATCTAGTGGTGCAATTGGCTATATTGCATTTGGTAACGCTGGAGATAATACGGGTGAAATATCACTAACAGAAACAACTGGAACGTTTATTGAAGGAGAACAACTTATACTTAACGAAAAACCTAGTAATATATCACCTTCTGTTTTAAAAGTAAATAATTACACAGTGGATGATATTAAATCAGTTTTTCAGGATTCAGACTCTTTAAATTCATCTTTACAATCTAACTTTAGTGCTGATGCAGTTCTTTATGATAGAGTATTACCATATTTTTCTCTCGCAGATAATCTTTCAGTATTAGGTGGTAGTTCTACAAACACTGCAACCGTGGCAAATCGTAGATTTACTGGGAAAGTAGGAATAAAAACTGATGCAATAATCGCATACAATCATGGAACTTTCGCTGATCCTGTATATAATCGTGTTAGTCAAATATCTGCCGATGGCACAACTCTTACTTTATCTCCATTAGGTGTTGGTGTTACAGGTGTAAATGAAGAAACTATTTTAGCAGCAGGAATATCCACTAACTCAACATTTAGAATTAAAGTACCTTTGATAACAAATTTTGAGCAATCTGGATTATATTCAAGATTACCAAAGAAAAATGTATCCATAATTGACACATCAAATTCTAATATTGTTATTTCACGTCAATTAACAAACACAGCGATTAGTGATAGTGGAGGATCAGGTGGGGGTGTTATTACAGTTTCATCTCAAGTCGGATTAGCAGCTACTGTGGGTATCACAAGTGCATTCTTTGAACCATTTGATGCAGAAAAATATTCGATTCATTATCAGGATGGTTCGACTGAACCTTTGACATCTGACCAAGTTACTATTACAAATGGTGGAAATGATATAACATTTAGTGGATTATCAAAAACAAGTGGTAATGCGACTGTAAATGTTACTCTTAAAAAAATAGGATTAACAAGTAAGAGTAAAATATTTAAGAGAAGTCAACAACTTGAAGTTACAAAAAGTTCTGGTATATCAACAGCAAATAGTAATTTAATACAATCTAATGATTATGGATTAAGAGTTGAAGATGAGGAAATATCACTTAATACACCAGATGTTGTTAATGTCATTGCAGTGTATGAATCAAAAAATACATCTACTCCCGTTTTAGATAAGTTGACTTTTGTAAGTGGTCTCAATCTAGAGACAAATGCGATTGTAGGTGAAAAAGTTATTGGACAAGATAGTCGTGCGATTGGTCAAATTGTAAGTAGAACCTCAAATACAATTGATTTTGTATATTTAAATGCTAATAAATTTACAGTTGGTGAGCAAGTAAAATTTGACGAATCAGGAATTGAATCCATTTTGCAAGGTGTTACTACAGGTAATTTTCTAGATAGGACAAATAATTTTATATTAGATAAAGGTCAAAAACGTCAATTTTATGATATTTCTAGGATAGTAAGAAAATCTAAATCAGCCGTACCATCTAAAAAGTTACTAATTATTTTTAACAAATACGAGGTTCAATCTGGAAATACTGGTGATATGTTCTCTGTAAATTCTTATACTTCAGATAGATATACCAAAGATATTCCTTCTGTTGGATTTAATAGAGCAAGTGATATTTTAGATTTTAGACCCAGAGTTAAAGATTATGATATAGCAACAGCTACTGGTGGTCCTTTCACATTCGCTAATCGTAGTTTTATCTCTGAAGCACCATTTGTCATAACTCCTAATGAAAGTTCATTAATAGGATATAGTTTTTATCTACCAAGAATTGATAAACTTGTAATTAATCAATTTGAGGAAGTAAAATTAATAAAAGGTGAATCTGCAGAGGAACCTACACCACCAACTGAATTTGGTGATTCAATGGAGATTGCACAAATAACTTTACCTCCTTATTTGTACGATACACAAAATCAACCATCAATCAAGATGCAAGATAATCGTAGATTTACGATGAGAGATATTGCAGCACTTGAAAAAAGGATTATTAATCTTGAGACAACTACTACATTAAATGCACTAGAATTAGATACAAAATCATTCCAAGTTAGGGATGCTGATGGATTAGATAGATTTAAGTCAGGTTTCGCTGTTAATAACTTTAAAGACAGGAGATTTATTAATTTTGATCCTGAAGAGGGTTCAGTTTGTGATGTTGACACTTTCCATCGTGAATTAGTCTCAGCCGTTGATTTTTGGTCTATGAGAGCAGAATTAGCACTTGATCCATCAATTGATTTAGCAACTTCTGATTTAAATTCTAATTTAAGACTTTTAGATACAAATTGTAAAAAAACAGGTGATTTAGTTACTCTTGACTACACTGAAGTAGATTGGATAGATCAACCACATGCAACAGAGGTTGAAAATGTAAACCCATTTAATGTAATAGTATTTGCAGGTGTTATATTCCTTGATCCTCCATCAGATAATTGGTCTAGAACAATCTATATTGATAATACAAGAATTGAATCTACAGGTAATACATGGGTTGAACAATCAAATGTTGTTTCACAAACTACAACTACCGATACAGATGTTGAACATTTTGATGAAACAAATGGTCAAACACAAACAGGTTATTTTGGAACTGTATCTACTATTACATCAACCACTCGAACAGAAACAGCATTTACTAATGTATTAACAGGAACTGCTAAAGAATATGATTATCTTGAAGATGTAAAAATAACATCAAAAGCTGATCCATATATGAGATCTAGAAATGTTCAATTCTACGCTAATGGACTTAAACCTTTAACAAAGCATTATCATTATCTTGATAATGGAAAACCTGATATTGTACCTAAGTTAATTGAAATCAGTATGTCTGCTGGTTCTTTCATAATTTATGAAGATGCTAAGATATTGTTAAATGGTGAGCAAATAGGATTGGTAAGAATACAAAAACCTAATCATAAATTTGGAGATAATGATCGCCCAGAAATCGCTGCTGGATTAGGATCTCCTTCAGTTACTGTTGAAGAATATACAATTGATCCATATGACCGTGATAGACCATCTCCTTCCTCAACATATTCAGCAACCTCTCAACTATTAAATGTAGATGTCACTGCGTTAGGAAATTTAGAAGAATATTTTGGGTATATTGTTAAAGGTGCTCAAGTGGTTGGACAAACAAGTGGAGCAGTTGCAACAGTCACTAATATTGATTTATTCTCAGACAATTGGGGAGATTTGATAGGTGCGTTCTTCTTCAGAGATGCAAATACAATTCCAGAACCACCTGTTGTCTTCAGTTCGGGTACAAAAACCTTTAGAGTAACAGCAGCACCAGAGGGAGTAATACCAGTACAAGGTTCAACAGCACTAGCCAGTGACGCTTATGGAACCTTTACAGGC